TTACGCAGACGTAGACGACAGTAAGATACTGAGAGATTTTGACCTTAACTATGAAATCCCGTATGATCGCGTTTCTAGTGCCTTAGAGGATATTTCAGGTATTAAAAAGTCAGACAGCCGTTTTGACGATTTATGGGAAGCTGTTGTAGAGGACAAATCATATGAAGTGATAGAAAGGCTTGGGGACTCAGATTTATATGATTTATTCTCACACCCCGACAGAGGAGAGGCCGGCTGGTCAGCGCAGAGACTTAGAGGGCTGCTCGCTAAAAAATTAGGTTACGACGCAGTTGAGATGTCTGACGAAAATGGGGTTTCGTACCTCATTACACACGGAACTAAATTAACTAGGGAGCGAAACAATATACCGTTTGACAGTCCGGAGTTCAAGAAAGGCGGACCCGTCAAAGGCTACGCCAAGGGTGACCTCGTCAGTATGTACAACGACTACCACGACACCAGTTTCAAGGACCGCGCTAGGGCAGCGTTGAACAATAAGTATAAATAGTTGCCAATAAATATAAAGCAATGTATATTGTCTGAACGCAATATACCAAACCGAAAGGATGCACATGGCTAAAATGTACGAGTTTGATGAGGAAGAGGAACTTCAGGGTGAATCTATAGAACTGGAAGATTCCACTCCTGAGGTCGAAGATACCGAAGATGGCGGCGTTATTCTCAAGATGGAGGATGAAGAGGATGAGCGCGAGACCTTGGAGCACTTTGCCAACATCGTTGAGGAAGTAGACAAGGAGATGCTTGACGAGGCTGTCGACGACCTGATGGAGAAAATCAGCCGTGACAAGGAAGCACGTGAAAAGCGCGACAAGCAGTACGAAGAGGGCCTGCGGCGCACAGGTCTCGGCGACGACGCCCCAGGCGGAGCGCAGTTCACCGGAGCAAACAAAGTCGTGCATCCGATGCTGGTTGAGGCCTGCGTTGACTTCTCTGCACGGTTCATGAAGGAAATTTTCCCTCCGAACGGGCCGGTGAAGAGTAAGCTGTACGGGGAGCACGACAAGAAGAAGGTCGAGAAGGCATCCCGCAAGGTCGACTTCATGAATTGGCAGACGACTCAGCAGATGGTTGAGTTTCGTGGTGAACTTGAGCAGCTCAGCACGCAGCTGCCGCTCGGCGGGGGTCAGTACATGAAGTTCATGTGGAGCGCACAGTACCGACGTCCTATGAGTGAGTTTGTGGCTATCGACGACATCCTGCTGCCGTTTGCGGCTACGAACTTCTACACTGCAGAGCGTAAGACTCACGTTCAGTACATCACGAAGATGGAGTACGGCCGCAGGGTGAAGAGCGGCATGTATATGGACGTCGACCTCGGGATGCCGAATGACCCCGAATACAGCAAGTCCAGTCAGGCAAACGACAAGATTGAAGGTCGCGTCGACAACAGCTACAATGAGGATGGCCTGCGCACCATCTACGAAATCTATACCTACCTTGACTTCGGCGACGGGCTGGAACCTTACATCCTCAGCGTCGACAAGACCACGGAAAAGCCACTGGCCCTGTACCGTAACTGGGACAAGGAAGATGAGATGAAGAGTGAACTTGACTGGATTGTCGAGTTTCCGTTCGTCCCGTGGCGCGGAGCATACCCCATCGGACTGACGCATATGATTGGCGGTCTCAGCGGAGCGGCCACCGGCGCACTTCGTGCCTTGCTTGACTCGGCACACATCCAGAACGTACCGACGCTACTGAAGCTCAAAGGCGGGCCAAGTGGGCAGACCATCAACGTCCAGCCAACGGAAGTTGTCGAGCTTGATGGCGGGGCCATGATTGACGACGTGCGCAAACTGGCGATGCCGCTTCCATTCAACGGTCCGAGCAGCGTACTGTTCCAGCTGCTCGGCTTTCTCATTGAAGCCGGCCGTGGCATCGTGCAGACCAGCTTCGAGAAGCTGTCGGACACCAGCCAGCAGCAGCCGGTAGGAACTACAATGGCGCTCATCGAGCAGGGTATGGTTGTGTTCAGCTCCATCCACAGCCGCCTGCACTCGTCGATGACCCGATGCTTCAAGGTCATCCACCGCCTCAACAGCGCGTACCTGACCGAGGATGACATCAAACTGCAGGGTGCGGGCATTGACATTGAGCCGAGTGACTTTGACGGACCGCTCGACGTCATCCCGATGAGCGACCCGGGCATCTTCAGCGAGGTACAGCGTTTTGCCCAGATTCAGGCCATCATGCAGCGTGCTGCCGTGGTGCCTCAGATGTACGACGCACAGAAAGTTGAAGAGATGTTCCTGCGGGCTATGAAGGTATCTCCGAAAGAGGTACTCAACGCACGACCGGGGAGTGAGGATATGGACCCCGCCAGTGAGAATGTTGCCGCAGTCATGAGCCGACCGATTTATGTACTGCCTAAACAGGACCACATGGCACACTTGATGGTGCATATTGCATTCCTGCAGTCACCATTGTTTGGGGGAAATGCCGCAATGGTAAAGACGCTTCTCTATCCAATGGCCACACACCTGCGTGACCATCTGCTCAACTACTACCTGACTGAGGCGCATACCGCCGTAGATGACGCGCAGAAAGAGGAGCTCATTCCAGAGGAAGCGGAAGACCAGGCCAAACTCATCGTCAAGGTGCAGCAGATAATCGAACAGCAGCTCGGCCAGTTCAGTGAGCAGCTTGCCGCGCTCGATAAAGAAGCGCAAAAGTACCGTCCCGAACCTCCGATGCCTCCGGACCACTCAATACAGGTCGCACAGCTCAACAACAAAACGCAGGAGCAGGCCATACAGATTCAGGCGCAGCTTCAGCAGGCCAAGATGCAGATGGAGCAGCAGAAATCACAGTCGCAGCTTCAGCTTGACCAGCAGAAACTTCAGATACAGTCTGAGATGGACAAGATGAAACTCCAGCTCCAGTCTCAGCTTGAGCAGGCAAAACTCATGGAGAAAGAGAAAGAAATGCAGGCCGAAATGCAGCGTGAACTGATGCGCCAGCAGGCAGAGAATGAGCGCAAGGCCGCCGAACTGCAGAGCCGTGAAGCGATGAACACTTCTGATAACGAGACTGCGAAACTCCTTGCCGCTGCTGAACTCGAGACAGGAGAAGATATCGCAGTGAGCACAGGCACTGGCATCAACCCTAATCCTTAACAAATGAATCTTGAAACTCATCTGCTGAACACGCTGAAATCAAAGCAGCAGACGTATGCTCTTGAGGCACTGAAAAGGCCTCAAGCCCGTGATTCCTTCGAGTATGGGTTCCGGGCAGGTACGATAGCAGGCATCGAAGCTGCTATTGAAATACTCTTAACTCTAATCGATGAAGAAAAGAATGGAAACAATGACATCTGAGAACGCTCTAGCGGAGGCTTTCCCGGCAGTAGACGCCGGAGTGCAGCCATTCGGGAGCAGGGTTCTGGTGCAGATCCGTACGCCGAAGACAAAAACGGCCAGCGGCATCATCCTGCATTCCGAGACGAAGGATACCGAGAAGTGGAACACCCAGGTAGCCAAAGTCATCGCAGTAGGACCCCTGGCTTTCAAGAACCGCGACACCATGGAGTCATGGCCGGAAGGTGGTTGGTGTGACGAAGGAGACTTTGTCCGCGTACCTAAATACGGCGGCGACCGGTGGGAAGTGCAGTACCGCGAGAAAGACGGTGAAACGGAAAACGCAATGTTCGTAATTTTCAACGACCTTGACATAATCGGGCAGGTCAATGGCGACCCGCTTGCAGTCAAGGCATTCATCTGAAGGAGGTGACAAATGCCAGAAGACATTAAAAAAGAGTTGCAGGAAGAGGAAATTGTAATCGTCGAGGATGAACAGGACCTCACCGCACCGGACGAAGACCCTGATAACGAACCTGATGACGAACCTGATGAAGATGATGAGCGGGTAGCGCAGGATGACGATGATGAACCTTCAGAGGATGACGATGAGCGTGAAGCGATTCGCGAACGCCGCCGTCAGGAAAAGAAGGAGCGTAAAGAGCGCCGTGAACAGGCCATCAAGCGNGACAANNNNGANATGGANTTNCTNCGCAAGCGCAACGACGACCTTGAGCGCAGGCTGACCGCGCAGGAGCAGAGGGCCCACACCAGTGATCTCGGTGCGTTTGATAACGCCATCGCACAGGCATCAAAAGACGCCGAAATGGCTGAACGTGTAATCGCCAAAGCCGTCGAAGCCGGCAATGGAGAAGACGTCGCCACGGCGCTGAAGTACCGTGACGAAGCACGCACCCGTGTCCAGCAGCTCGCGTGGCAGAAGCAGCAGGCCGCGCAGAAAGCGCCTCAGCCGAAGCAACAGGGCATGGACGAGACCGTAGTACACTACGCCAGCGAGTTCATCAAGGAAAACCCGTGGTACGATCAGTCCGGGCGCAACGAAGACAGCGCTATCGTCATCGCCATCGACCAGACGCTCGCCAATGAAGGCTACGATCCGAAGAGCGAGGACTACTGGACTGAGCTCCGCAAGCGTGCCGCAAAGCGCCTTCCCGATCGGTTCGGCAAACCGGCAAAGCGAGAATCACGCGGAGGCCCGGCCGTCGGCTCAAGCCGTGAACATGCACCGACAAGCACTAGGAAAGAAATCTACATCAGTCCCGAACGCAAAGAAGCGCTCATTGAGGCTGGCGTATGGGATGACCCTGTGCTTCGGATGAAGTATGTGAAACGCTACGCCGAGTACGACAGAGCAAACAAAAAGTAAAAAAAGTGCTTGTTTTTTATTTAAAAAAATATTGTTACCATTAACTAAATCGCTGAAGGAGCGAATTATGACTGCAATTACCGACGAACGACTGAAGAAATCTGCTGGCGAAGGGCGCGTCAATCGTGCGATGAAAGATCGTACACTTACTGAAAATCGCGAACTTTCCGATGACGAGCGGATAGAAATGTTCCGGCAACAGTTTCACCAGTCCGCACTACCGGACTTGCCGAAAATACCCGGCTGGCACACATGCTGGCTGACCACGGCAAACCCTAGGGACTCCATCCACATGAGGATGCGTCTTGGCTACGAACCCATCAAGAAGGAAGACATTCCGGGATGGGAATACGTGACAGTCAAGAGCGGCGAGTACGAAGGTTTTATTGGTGTCAATGAGATGCTGGCGTTCAAGTTGCCAATGAGCCTGTATGAAGCGTTTATGAAGGAGGCTCACCACGACGAACCCCTGCGACAGGAAGAGAAACTGACTGACACTGCGGAGTTCCTTGAGCAGCAGGCCAGGGCCTCGAAGTCAAGCATCGAGACATTTGACGGTATCCGGGAGATTGGACAAGACAGGGAGGCAAGGTTTGACCTTGACGCCTAACGCCAACATTAACCAATTGGAGCTAAACTATGTCTTCGACTAGCGCACCTTTTGGCTTCCGTCCGTCCTACCACAATAGTGGTCAGATTCGCGCGAAAGCCTACACAATCGCTTCCGGATATGCCGTGAGTATCTTCTCCGGTGACCCCGTGAAGCTGGTCAGCACTGGTACCATCCAGATTGCTACCGACGACGGCCTGCGCACTGGCGCAGCTGCAGGAACCGCAATGCTCGGCATCTTTATGGGATGTGAGTACAAGGATTCCATCGGCAAACCCGTCGTTTCCCCCTTCTGGCCCGCCAGCACTTCCGCAACCGACATCGTCGCCTACGTGATTGATGATCCGGAAGCACTGTTCGACGTCCAGTACACCAACCCCGGTACCGCAGGCACCGACTCCGTGCAGACCTACGTCGGCCGCGAGTGCGATTGGACCCCTGCCGCAAGCGGTTCTACCTCCACCGGTCTGAGTGCAACTTACCTCAGCGCCGTACAGAGTACCTCTGGCCAGTTCCAGATTACCGGTTTCTCTCATAACGTTAACGATTCCCTGACCGACGCTTACGTCATCGCCACCGTGCGCATGAACGAGTGCCAGTACAAGGCATCTGTCAACACCATCGCCTAAAGGAGATTGAATCATGGCTACACCTATGCGCAGTACTGATTTTAGGTCAGTCGTCGAGCCGATCCTCAATGAGGTGTTCGATGGCGTTTACGACCAGAGGGCGGACGAATGGAAGTCCGTCTTCAAAGAACAGAAGGGAACTCCCCGCAACTACCACGAAGAGCCGGTTCTTTACGGCTTCGGTGCCGCTCCTGAGCTGCCCGACGGCATGCCCGTTACGTACCAGTCTGGCGGCGTGCTCTTCATCCAGCGTTACCTGTACAAGGTCTATGGTCTTGCGTTCGCGCTTACCAAGGTGCTTGTCGAGGACGGCGACCACGTCCGCATCGGTTCCACCTATGCGAAGCACCTCGCCCAGTCGCTCATCGAGACCAAGGAAACTCTGGCAGCCAACGTTCTGAACCGTGCTTTCAACGCCTCATATGCAGGCGGCGACGGTGTGTCGCTCATCAGCGCATCGCACCCCATCGTGAGCGGCACGTTCAGCAACCAGCTCGCCACGGCTGCGGCTCTGTCGCAGACTTCCCTGGAGCAGATGCTTGTGCAGATTCGCAACGCTGTTGACAACAACGGCAAGCGTATCCGCCTCACCCCGAAGCAGATTGTCACCGGCCCGAGCAACGTGTTCGCCGCCGAGACCCTGCTGAAGAGTGCGCTTCGTCCCGGCACCGCCGACAACGACATCAACCCTGTCAAGTCGATGGGTATGCTGTCGGGTGGACAGGCCAACCTGTCGCGTATTACCAGCACGACCGCATGGTTCATCCAGACGGATGCACCGGAAGGCCTGAAGCTGCTCATGCGTCGCTCGCTGGATAAGTCACTTGAGGGGGACTTTTCTACCGACAGCATGCTTTACAAAGCTACTGAGCGTTACGCGCTTGGATTTACGGATCCTAGATGCCTCTTTGGAACCGCCGGCGTGTAAACGGCAAAACGAGAGGGAGTTTCGGCTCCCTCTTTTTTAAAATTTCCGGGTTAACTTATGGTGTTGCAGACAGTCCCGGCTGACGTCATGCAGACTGCACCACCCCAAATCCGCATGAGGAGAATATCATGGCTAATACCACGTTCAACGGCCCCGTAATTTCAACCAATGGCTTTGAAGGCAACATCGAAGGCGATGTCACCGGAAATGTCACTGGCGACGTTACATCTACGGTCTACACCGTTGCTACCCTTCCTGAAGATATCACACAGGGCGTTGTGCTCTACTGCTCTGATGGCAACACTGGCGCAGCTACGCTTGTCATCGCCAACACCGCAGGTGATGCTTGGGTTCTTGCTTCTGATGGCGCAACCACTCCGGCCGCCTCCTAACCTCTAAACGGAGACACCATGAGCGGAATGCTTGTATCCCAGGAGACTGGGCAAATCTACCCCGGTGGACAGTCGCAGAAAGTAGCTGTCTCCACAACGTCAGCACAGTCTACAGAGTTGCAGTGCAAAACGGTGATACTGTGTTCAGACGTTGACTGCTTCATCAGGCAGGGTGAGAATCCCACGGCGTTGAGTGACGGAACGGACCAGTTCCTTCCTGCGTACAATATCGTGAGGTTCTTTAACTTTCACCCCGGCAACAAAATCGCAGTGAAGTCAACGAGTGCGGGCAACTTGTACATAACCCCAGAGTGCTGATATGCTCCCTCTCAACCCACTGATATCGCTTGGGAAGAGTGGGGGGTACCCTCCTGCTCGTCTGTTCAATGACGGAGAAGCGGGCATCTACCTCTACCCACAGGACACGACCAGTCTCTTTCAAGACGCGGCTGGCACGATACCCGCAACGGCGGAGAACGACCCCGTTG